TTTTAACTGATTAGTAACTGCAGCTATTTCTGACATGATTTAATCCTATTTCTTTTTATCTACATATGCATTTGCACCAAAGTAAGCGGCGACTAATGCTGAAATCGCAACAAAATATGTTGGTGCAATATCACCAATAATTTTTGCAGTATTTTCGTGTCCTAACATTGATGTAATCAAAATGCCTGCTGGATATAATAACATACCCATTAATGCAAACCATGTCATTTTACGCATTGCATCTCTACGGGCATCTGCGTCTTCAAGTTCTTTTCTTTTGAATTCCAAATCCATCTCCATTTCTTCTTTAGAAATGTGACCGTCACCATTTTTATCTTTATCTGCGACCTCTGGGTCTACAGTAACTTTAACAGCCATTTTCTTATTTTCCTCTCTCTCGTTTGAGTCTCTCATTCTCTTCTCGTATATACTTATCCAACATACCTACATATATTTCCCTTTCCCACGGTATCATATCATCTAACTCACCTAAACTATAATTAAAATGTTGCATCATAGTAAAGTTGGTCTGGTAGTAGTTTCCCAGACTGTCATGTGAAAGGGCTACCCTAAAAAACTTTGCAGTCCTTCAAGAACGATTTCACTTTCAACCCCAGTATTAGGATTAGTTACTTTGACTGTATGTTTAAGTTTTGGCATATCATCAAAGAACTTTTGTATCTTATCAAACTGGTCTGTATTCAATTGGTCAAAGAAATCTTGCAATTCTTTCTTACTAAAATCTTCATACACATCATTTGCATCAAATATATTTAAAGTACAATTTTGAATAATATCAAATGTCATTTTAACAACTGACTTTTCATTTCCAAAATTAATCAAATCTTTTACAGTTGGATACTTCATAGTAATACCAATATCTTCACTCAACTTTATAGCATTATTTGCTTTTGGTTTATCAATATTAATAATACTCAAATCAATTTCAGTTGGAACTCTAGTTTTTTCATCATCTGGACAAAGTAAATTTAATTCTACTTTATCACCAACTGATTTACCTCTAATTTTAAGGAAGATATATTCCATGTCAAAGGTTGGTAAATCCTCTGGATTTTCAATCATACCCATTGTACAATCTTTAATAATTCTTCCGACTGCTCTAAGAAGTGCCTTTTCACCCCCTTGTTCACTTGCAATCATAAGAACCTTTTGTTCTTTAACCAAAAACGGTCTGTAATTAACCTTTACACCAGTTGATGGTATTTCCAACTCGTAAGTTGGAGTATTAAGTTGTGGTAACGCCATTATATGTTCTCCTAATTAATAATTAAAAAAGTCGCCTCAACACTCTTGGAATCCTAGATTGCACTTGTCTAACCACACTATTTTTAAGTATGTCTTGAATAGTGCTTTCAACAGGCTCTTTATCTGCTGATGGTTCAGTCCCCAGATTCCTAAAATACCTAAACTTGAAACTGACAGTAAATGTGTTGACTGATGTTGCTTTTTCATGACTGAAATTTATACCACCAATCGTATCTGGAAAACACTCCTCTAATTTAATTCCATACTGTCTTTCGTCTTTTTCGTTTAGCGCATAGATGTCAACTGAACCTATGTATTCTTTGTAGTAATTTATATCATATGTGTCTGTGTTAAATGTTGTCTTTTGCCATTCTTCAAAAAAGTATCTTTCTGCAAGGTCTGAACTCAAATAAAAAGATGCACTTACAGTTGCATACGTTTGACCTTGAACAATATCATGGGGTGGGCCGTATATGTTTGAATTAACAACTGTTCTCAAACTTCTATCAGGCATTGATATTGAGTTGCAACGAAAAGATATTCTTCTCGCAGTTTCACCAGAACGAATCTCATTCATATTAGATGCAAGTGCTGAATTGCCTGCACCACCAGATGATGCACCAGAAACTCCTGCTGGTAATGTTATGACAACTTCAAAACGATTAGGTCTAGAATAACCATCTCTAGATGCATTATTACCTAAGATTGCATTTAACGAACTAAATGCTGCTCCACCAAGTATTTGACTAAAGTTTAAAGGCATTAAATCATCTTCCTTGAATCAGACCAGACTTGTGTATCTGATGCTTTCTTAAATCTTTGTACTGGTAACATAATCGCAGTTAAATTGTCCTCATTATCAATTTTCCTAAACATTGACCTTGCATATCCAAACAAATATCTTTTAATTGTTGGTCTTGTTAAACTGTTACCCTCAACTGCACTTACACTTAATTCATCTTGACCAGCGGCATCCAAAAGTCTTGCTCTCAATGCATAAGGTAAATAATGAAAATTCAAACCATAGAAACCACCCTCTGCACTTTTTAAATACATCACTAACGGAAATGTATCGTAGTATGGTAGTTTCTTTGCAAACTTTGGTGCATAGACAAACATATTTAGGTGTTTGGGGTGAGGTCTGTTATTGAGTTTACCAGAACGTAATAACTCTGGAACAGATGGTGTTCCAAGTTCTTTAATACGGTTACGATACCATCTAAATGGTTCGTTTCCAGTTTTGATTTGTGATGATATTTTATCAAAGTAAGTTTCTGCCATTAGTACCACCCCATCGCCATTTTAGTTTCTTCAGGCACCATGTCCATAGAAAATGGTGGTTGAAATGTGCAGTTTGCAATAGACTCTTTGATACCGTCTACCATTCCTGCCTTTTGTATATCTTGATTTATTTCATCTGCCATTGGACAAAATGCGCTTGTAAGGGTGTGTGTTATTTTCACTACAGTATTATCCTCTAATATTTCTATATCGTATATTAATCCTAGATGTATAACAGAAATACTAGGCATCTCTGGGTCATAAACTGATTCTAGGTTTTTGACAACAGCAGCCATAATTCTATTTCTTTCTTCATTCATCTGTTTTACACCTACAGTTTATACCCCCACAACTTCCTTTAAGTGGTTTATGCATTAATAGTCCTACTGACATTACTGAAACAAAAAGAACTATCATCACTAATGTTATTACAAATTCTATCATATGTATATTTATATCTTTAATTCATCTTCTGTTATTATAATAAATTCCATATTTCTATCATTGCAAAACTCAATTGCATTTTTCCACTTAGCATCATTGATTGCCCAGTTTCGTACTTCCGTAATATATTTTTTGGTTTTTCTTTTGGGAGTTCTGGGTGGTCTGGTCTGTGCTTTTGGTTTTACCTCGACAACCCATTTCTTGATTGTGTTCTGGTTAGTTCTGACCTTGACATAAAAGTCTGGAAAGTATCTATGTATCTTACCGTCTAACGGTGAACGGTATGGTATAAAGAACTCTTCAGAACCCCACTCTAGTATTTTTTCATTTCTATCACAATACACCATAAACTTTCTTTCCCACAATGAACGATAAATAATATTAGAGGGGTCGCCCTTATATTTTTTAGGGTATGTTGGTATGTATCTTCCACGATATGCCATGATTATTCACCTAAATACTATGTAACAAGGATATTTATACAGATGCGTGGATTTCTAAAAGAGATTAAAAATGTTGCACGAAATCGTGTATCACAAAGACTTCAAGGTGCTTTAGGACAGTTAAGTAGTTTGGGTAGTGGATTACCTAAAAACGCTGGTGGTGTTCTTAGTGCTCCACAAGCAAAACTATCTAAAAACCCATTCGACAATACTCATATCATTTATCCAGAGGATTTAGGAAGTGCTGAACAAGGACATTATATTCAGTTCTTCATAAACGAACAAGAACACGCCAATGTTGGATTTTCTAGTACTGGTACTAAAATAGTGAAAAGAGAAGTTGTGGAACAACAGCCTGCAGGCGGTGGTACTTTTACTAGAACAGTAGAAGTTGCAGTTCCCATTTCAAATGATGCAGTAGCACAAAAACAACCAGCACAAGAAAAAGGTACAATTAGTGTTAAGAGGTCGCCAACTAAAAGACTTGCAAGTTCTATTTGTATGTATATGCCTGCAACCGTAGGTGTTAGTCAACAATCAGAATATAGTGAGGCAGATATTGGTGGATTAGCAAAATTCCTAAATGCATTTAGTACTGAATTTGGTAAAACTGGTTCATTTGGTAGTGCATTTGATGCTTCAAAAGGCACAGCGAAAGAAAGTGCTGAACAATTTGCAAAAAATGCATTGAACACAATTGCACCAGGCGCTAAAGCGATTGCAGAAATATCATCTGGTAGAGTTTTTAGTAATCGTATGGAAATGGTATTTAAAGGTGTGCCAAGAAGAAACTTTTCATTTAGTTTTGTAATGATGCCTAAATCTGAAGCAGAGGCTGCAAATGTTAATGAAATTTGTAAAATGTTTAGATTTTATATGGCACCAAGTTTTGAATCAGAGTCAGATACTTCAAGAACATTTGTTGTTCCTGCTACATTTGATATTGAGTATCGTATGTTTGGTGGAATAGAAAACTCATATCTTAATAAAATATCGACATCTGTGTTAACTAATTGTGAGATTACATATGGTGGTGAAAGAACTACATTCTTTAGACCTACTGCTGATGGAAAAGGTGCTCCACCAGTTCAAACATCAATTAACTTACAATTTAGAGAGTTAGAGGTCATTACCAGAGAAAGAATTGGAGCAGGATACTAATGTCATATTTTTCTATGTTTCCAAAATTATTTTACGACCATAAGGGTGATGAAAAGTTTACTTTACAAACAAATCTTATGACCAGACTTGTTTTAAGAACAGATATTAAAGATGATTTATTTGATTTTGATTTTTATAATGTACAAGATGGTGAAACGCCAGAAATGATTGCACACAAATACTATGATGATTCAGAACTTCATTGGACTATTTTTCTTGCAAATAATATTGTTGACTATTACGAAGATTGGCCTATGAGTGTGCAAAGGTTTGAAGAGTTTGTAAAAGAGAAATATGCAAATCCACAAGCGATACATCATTATGAAATTACCCAGACATCTGGTGATACAGAACAAACAATTGATGTTGGTATGAATACTACAGATTACCCATCTGCAACACCCATCTCTAATTACACTTATGAGGATAGGTTGCAAGAACAAAAAAGACAAATACGATTAATACACCCTAGATTTATTCCACAAATCGTAGAGGAATTTGAGAACAAAGTTGATGAGATGTTATAATGGCCGAAAACAGTATTCAGATTGCTGGTGAGTTTCGTCTTGAAACTTGTAAAGTTTTAACTACTAGTGGTTTAACACTTGACATAAGAGATATTACTAGAAGTATTTCTGTGTTTGAAAACATTTATTCAGAGTGCATTTCAGGCACTATTACAGTAGCAGATACTACTGATGTTGTTAATAATGGCCCAATCATAGGTGAGGAAAAATTACTACTTAAATTAGTAACACCACAAACAAATAGAACAACTGATACAACCATTGACTATACAAAGACACCATTACTGTTATATAAAATTGGTACACAAACTGGTGATGGAGAAAAGGCAAATATTATCACATTTCATTTTACCTCTCAAGAAGCATATTACAACTCAACATCTTTAATTTCTAAAAGTTACAATGGAAAGTGTTCTGAAATCTTAAAGAAAATTTTAAGAGATGAAAGATATCTAAGGTCAAGTAAAAAACTAAGAGTAGAAGAAACGTCTGGTTCAAAGAAAATCGTATTTCCGAATCTTAAACCTTTCCAAGCAATCAAGTTATTATCAAGACAGTCAAAGTCTAAAAACTTTGGTGGGTCACCTAGTTATCTTTTTTACGAGACAACTAAAGGATATCACTACAGAAGTGTAGATGGATTGTGCAGTCAAAAATCTGTTCTTAGTTACGCTGAAACAACACCAGATTCTATTAATGATAGGTCTGGACAAAAGGATATATTATTAAATTTACAATCAATCAGTAGTTATACAGTCAATACACCAAGAGATATTGTCGGTAACACTTACAATGGTATGTATAGTTCTAAACACACTATCCACGATTTATATAATAAATCAGTATCAACAAGAACCTACAATTATCATAAAGACTTTGATAAAGACACACACTTAAATGCACAACCATTAGCATCACAATCAATAGACCAAATAACTACAAAAGGTATTAGCGATTATAGTAATACTATAAACTTTGTTACCATAACATCTAGTGGTAAAGCATTTGATGAGAATAGTAATTATACGTTTGGTTCTGATAATTTAGGACAAATTATTTCTCGTAGACACTCAAGATTACGTCAGTTACAGAATGGTATTTCACTAAATATTGAAGTGCCTGGGAATACTTTTATTCAAGCAGGGGACACTATTGATATTACTATTGGAGCATCATCTACTGTGACTGATAGAAAAAACGACCCTAACCTTTCTGGTAAATTTCTCATAACAAATATTAGACACGACTTTGTTGAAGATAAAGAAACAAAGCATACCATGTTGATGACTGTCATTAAAGACAGCACCATCAATCAATATCCAAATGGGACTGTGTCATATGAGAATAAAACTAAACCAGAAGAAATAACATTATAAGAAAGGAGCAACTCAATTTCGTTATGATTCAACTTCTAGAAAAGGAATAAAACATGAAATCGACAAGTAAAATTAAACTGAGAAATTATAAACTACAAAGACAAGAAAGAAGGATTGAAGTAATGACTGAAGAACAAATAAATACCATAAAAGAGTTGTTAAGGAAAAAAGATGAAATCATACCAACAGATACAAGAGGGAGTTTACGACCCCAACATATTTAAAGCAGTATTTTTAGCAGGTGGGCCTGGTTCTGGTAAATCGTTTGTAGTAAGAACGACAACTGGTGGTCTTGGTTTAAAGATTGTCAATAGTGATGAAATCTATGAAAGAGATTTAGAAAACGCTGGTCTTGATGCTGGTAATCCAGAAGACATATTTTCTGATAAGGGTCAAGATATTCGTGTACGGTCAAAAGAAAAAACTAGTGCTCGAAAGAATCTTTGGGTTGATGGTAGGTTAGGTATTATCATTGATGGTACTGGTAAAGATGTAGCAAAAATTACTGGACAAAAAAATAGACTAGAACAAATCGGTTATGATTGTTACATGATATTTGTTAACACTTCTCTTGATATTGCACAAGAACGTAATATGCAGAGAAAAAGAAAACTACAACCAAAAGCAGTTGAGGCAATGTGGAACGCAGTACAAAGAAATATTGGTGGTTTCCAAAGAGTATTTGGTGGTAAAAACTTTATTATTGTAGACAATAATGAAAATGTAAGTGATGGTGAATTGTTTGCAGAGTGTACCAAACGTATTCGTGGATTAGTCAAAGGTAAACCAACTAAACCACAGGCAAAGAGATGGATTGCAAACGAACTGAAGAAGAAATCAAGATAGCGAATCACCTCTGCGATTCGCACCGATTCGCAAAAATCACTAAAAAATACGTCTAAAAATCTGTTGTAAAAACAAGGACTTGCAAGGTGACTTGACAAGTCCTTTTTCTTTTGGTATAGTGTATATGTAATTGAGAGAAAGGAAACAAATGACTATTCAAGAAACAGTTTTTATTGATGCCCAAGACGGTGGTATCGGTGTTTTTATCGGTGCTGGTAATCAAGTTGGGTTTGCAAAGACTCCTAAGATGCTTGCATATATCCTAGATACCAAAAAGATTTTTGGTGAAGTGATGTTTACTAGTTCTATGGATTTTGCTACTGAGAATGGTTTCGATACTGATGATGGTGCGAAACTACTTTGGAATAACGCTGTTGAGATGCGAGGTTAAAGATGACTTACGAAGATATGATTACACTTCAAACAATTGTTGAAGATGAAGTTGAGTTCACTTTCGGTGATTGGGGTGAGGGTCAAGGTATTGGTTCTAGTGATGTGAGTGCAGTAATGAACGCTGTAGTTCCTCAAGTAAATGGTCGGTTTGAAATCCATTTACCTACACTACGAAACATGATACACAATGCAATTTCAAATATAATGGAGTAAGAATGTTTACTAACTCAACAGATGCATATCAATATGCACTAAAAATTATGGGTCATGATTATGCAAACAAATATGCAAATTATTGGTCTAAGAAAAACAAGACTATCAAGTCTGGTAAAGCAAACTTCAAAGATAGTGGTAGACAAAAAACTTACAATGCAGAGTTCGCTGCTCTTGCAGAGTATAAAAAGTTGTATCCAAATGATGCACGATTCAAACGATTAGATTGGAAAGGTTCTCAAAAACTTTTCAAGAAAATTTCAAAGTCAAAAACTTATTACAAGTTATGTGATAATGAGATTGGTTCTACTAAAAAGGATTACCTACCAACTCTTGTCAAGAAAAAGTTTCGTGGTGCAACTGCTGGTCGTGCTACTTGGTATGGTGCAATGGAACTTCAAGAGAATAATTGTCCATATACAATCATACATGAGTTCGCTCACTTGTGTGGTAATATGCACCATGACATTGGATTTCGTAGAGATGTAATCAAACTGTCATCTATGTTCTTAGGTAAAGAGTTTGCTAACATACTCAAGAAGAGTTTCAAAGATGCAAAACTCAAGATTACTACAGGCTCACATATCATGTCGCCAGAGAAATGGATTGAGTCGGTTGTACGAATGGAAAAGATTAGAAACAAGCACTTGTAAGAAAGGATAAATATGGACAAGAGACTTGACAAACGCATTGATAATGCGTACAATGCTCTAGAGTGGTGTTATCACTCTAAGAGTGAGTGGGGTATTAACTATTGGAAAATGGTTCTAAATGCCCTTGTAAGAAAACTAAATCGTAATGAGGTTAACTGATGAGTAATCAACGGCCAGGCAAATTTAAAACTGCAACACTAAGAGATGGCTCTGGTATGCAGACAGTAACATTTTTCAAAAATGCAAGAAAACTTCTTGAGGAGTATGGACATGATGATGCTGCTTTCTATTTTGAACAAGTAGAAACACATCTGCGTGAGGGAAAAGGTTTACCTATTTCTGAAAAAGAAGTTGGTAAGGTTTTGGGTGTATGAGTCGAGATGCAAGATTTTTTAGAAACCCTAGAGTTGCAAAACATTTTGCAGACAAACATGACTATGAGTATATCGGTTTTGTTGAGGGTTATGTAACTAAATTTAAGTTAACACATACACGATTAGAAGCAGGCGAGTTTACTACAAAGAATGATGGTGGTGCATATGTCTGTGTAAAAAAGGAGAAAGATAATGCATAATCCATTTAATCAACAACGGGCATATTTATCGTTGAGTGTCCTTTTAATTTTAGGACTAATTATTGTTACGTCTTGTACGCCTGCAATCGCACAATCGAATGTAAAGGTAACAGACCATTACAAAAATATTGTTATGAAAAGACCTTACCAAGTTGAGGTTTGTGAGAATAGAAATGTTAGTGGTGATAAAACTGGTGATGCACTTATGGGTGCTATCATTGGTGGTATCATTGGTAACAATGTAACTAAGAACTTACCAGACGGTGGAACTGCTGGTGCTATCATTGGTGGTATGTTAGGTCATCAAAATTCTGATGCACAAGGTGGAACTCGTAGGGTATGTAGAGTAGAGACTCGATATAATGAATCACAAGAACGAGTCTATTCTCATTCAACCATTAACTTTATCCATGAGGGTAAATATTATCAAGTGAGGTTTCAGAAAAAATGACACAAGAAGAATTGTTTCCAGATTTAAGACACGACTCAACCTACTCGTATGAAGATGATACAGGCACTGATGAGTGGTATGGAAAAAACGCTAGATTAATGACTACTGAGTTTATTAAACATTATGAATATTATGATTCAGATGGTGAAAGGAGAGTAAGAAAAGTAACTGAAAAGAAAACATATTTCAAAGCAGCAGAGATGCGTCATAATCCTGCCTGTTCTACTTGTGTTGAGATTTTATGATACTTGGAATACTAACTCTTTTTACTGCATTAGCAATTAGTGCAGTTGCGGCCTACTACTCAATCATTGGATTGATTGCAATATTTTCTGCGGCCGTAGTACCAATCGCAGTTATGGGTGTTGTCCTTGAACTAGGTAAACTTGTAACTGCATCTTGGTTATATCATTATTGGAAAAAAGTACCACGACTACTAAAGACCTATCTTATAAGTGCTGTAGTCATACTGATGTTTATTACATCAATGGGTATCTTTGGTTTCCTATCAAAAGCACATATCGAACAAACCACAATCACTTCAGACAAATCCCTAGAAATATCTTCTGTACAATCAGAAATAGAACGACACAAAAAAGACATATTTAGAGCAGAACAATCATTACAATTATTAGACAATGCATTGATAAAATATACTGACCTTGGTGCAGTAACAAAAGGACTCAATGCACGAAAAGACCAAGAGGTAGAAAGAAATGAACTCAACCAATCGATTCAAAATGCAACAGACAAGATTGCAACACTCACGGAGAAACAGTTCGGACTCAAAAAAGAACAGTTACAAATTCAATCAGAAGTTGGGCCAATACGATATATCGCAGAACTCATATACGGTGAGTCAAGTCAAAGTGTCCTTGAAGATGCCGTCAGATGGGTAATCATTATTATCGTATTTGTATTTGACCCTCTTGCAGTATTACTATTGATAAGTGCAAATATCACACTCAAAGAAGAACAAAGAAGTCGTAGAAACAAAGTTACGAGAACAAGACGCAGAAAACAGAAACAAGAAGAAACTGCATGGGAAAGAAAACTCAAAGAGTCCAAAGAGTCTAAAGGTGGACTAACAAAAGTCGTACATGAAAACAACGGAATGAAGGCAGAATATTATGAATAGAGATGTAGTACATAAGTATTGGTTTGACGATAGACACGCTCAAGTCTTGTATGATAAGGACATGGGAATGTTTCTTGTAGAGATGTATGAGAAAACTGAATTTGGTATGAAGAAACACGCTACAG